GCCTTGAGTGAGCGGAGCTCTGCCTTGAGTGACTGAACACCCGAGAGCTTGAGAGGTATTTCTATTTCATTAGCCATATATTCTGACTTCGATTGGTGAGTTTAACAATTTATCATCTTCGTGTTGGTGACCACTATTGCGGCACGTTATGACCACGATATCTCCATCGCTGTTGACGAATGCTGATGCTTGGTAGTCATGCTCTACATTGCCGATTATGACGAAAGTGTTTAGAGAATCGAATGGGGTGATTGGAGTGCCGAGGTATTCACCCACATTGGTGCGTGTCCAGGTGATTCCACCGATGTTGTCGGATAAGACAACTGCGCTCGGTGCATCAGTTCCGCTCTGCGTTAGTAACGCCACATAAGTCTGCACAGCAGCAGCCGCTCCATTGATTCGAGGCGTGATGATTCCATCCTCCTGAAGCGTCTTGTTGTCACCGATGACCACGCCACGCAGACCATCACCGATGTTGTTGCCAGTGCCACGCACGATGACATCGATGCCAGATAGGTTGACATTCGCCTCTGTTGATCGTGTTTCAAGATTTGACTCACGAGATGCAGCAGTGATGGGTGGTGATACTGGTGTGCCTGGATTCGTTATGAATGGAGCGAGCTCAATCTCGGTGTCGATGCTGATGAGTTCCACCTTTGTCGGCACCTCTGCATTGGCATCATAGTCGATGACCTTGTTGATGTTCCACCATGAGTTGTCGATGCGAATCTTGTCATTGAGCTTGAGCGTCTGAATGTCTGCCTCGGTCAAATGGAAGTATGCCACCAACATCTTGCCGACATTTATCTGGTTGACTGTTCTGCGCCAGTACAGATTGTACAGATTGTTCGCAGTCAGTGTGCTCGGTGAGTAGTAGTAGTAGTCGCACGTTGCGAAGTTGATGTCGAATGTCGGAGTCAGAGCATCATCGAAGTGACCGAGCATCGGATAGGTAGTGATGCCGAGCTCACCCGTTGTGCCGTACTCAATGAGGTCCCATGAGCCGCACGTCTGCTCGCCACCATCATACAAGATACGGATGTTGGTCTTTGGTGCTTCACCATTCAGCGATGGCACATAGGCATCGAATGAAGTGGCAACCACTGGAGTGGGTGAGAAGATGAGCTCCTTGGTATCGGTGTCTCTGACGTACTCATTCTCGAAGGTATACTCGAGCTGACCATAAATCTCGTCAGTCATCTGGGTGTAGACCACATTCGGAGAGTCATTGTCTGCCTTGTATGTGAGCTTCAGTTTCTTGGCAGTGAGGTCGGGGAGGAAGATGAGATTCTGCTCTCTGTCCTTCATCAGCTTCTGCGTCCAATCTTTCTCCGCTCCGCTGTCATAGTATTCGTCACGATGGCGAAGGATGATCTTGTTGGGTTGGTCTGTGTCCGTATCAGCGTAGAGATTGTACATCTGGAAGATTGACTTCACATAGTCGCTCTGCTTGATTTTGAGTGGCACATATTGGTTGATGTCCAGGATGCCACCAATTACTTGGATGTTGGCAGTTGGAATGATGCGCACTCGAAGGCTGTTGACCTTGAATACCGAGTATACTGGGTCGGGTGCTGGTGTGTATGGGAATACAGTGTTGGTGAACCACGCAGTGAATACCTGCTGCACTCCGATTTGAATCTTGAGCTCATCGGCAGCAAGAATCTCAAGTGAACCAGATGCGTTCTGCATAGCAATCAAGTTGCCGTTCTTGATACCAGATGCTGCTGGTGAGAAGTTGTGAATTCCTGGTGCCAATGTGAAACCAGTTCCAATGACTTGGTAGTTATCCACATTCGATACTTGGTCTTGATATCCTTCCACGCTGACTGCGATTCTCGGTCTTGCGCTGTATCCGTTGTACATATTGTACACATTAACAGTGTTGGTGTTGTCAACATAGAATTCATAGTCAACCTCATATTCAATGGTGTATCCCTCGCCAGCAGTTGTACTCGTGGTGATAGGTATGGTGTAGACTCCAGTTGTTGGGTTGAATGAGCCTTGCACGTCAGTGATTTCGGTCCATCCGGTTACGTCATCATATGAGCCGAATGAGTTGGTCAGAGTCTCTTGCTGAATACCATTGATGGTTGCCTCAACCAAATAATCAGCCGCATCGAATGTGTTGCTATCTCCATTGTAAGGAATCAGCAGCTTGTCGAAGCGAGCAGATGCCAGGTCACTCCACTCGTATTGAAAGCCAGCAGTGGCGAAGATGCGGTCAAAGTATGTCTTGGCGTAGATGGCTGGCTTCATCTGGCGCACGTTGTAGATGTTGTCGGTGTCGTATGGCAGCACATACTTGAAGCCCTCAGTGATCGTGTTGTCAAATGTCGCCACGATGTCAGCAGCCGAGAAGGTATGGTTGAGGTCAGTGAAGTCCAGGTCAGTCAGGTCCTTGTTGGCGATGGCTGTAAAGAACTCCACTCTCGTATCCTTGATTAGAACCTCATACTCGACAGCTTGCTCATAGGCATCGGTCTGCTGATTCTTGTTGACCGATAGCAACTGAAGCAGCGCATCCTCCATGATGGGCACGTTGTTCTGAATGACACTGCACTTTGTGAGTGCATTTATGTCGAATGTACCAGCGGAGATGTTTACATCATAGTAGTGGTTGAGCAGCTCGTGGTTGTTCTTGCTACCCACCAAGGTGATGGTCTTGGAGAACGCTCCGCTGCGCTTGGTGAGGTCACGGATATCTCCGACAGCAAAGTTCAAAGGAAAGACAGTTCCCTCCTTGACATCGAGATATCCATTCTCAAGTTGTATTCTAACCATTTACGTTGTCCTGGTTTGCGAGGCGCACGGTGATTGAGTGGCGCATCAGATTCTTATTGCGTTGGTTGAGCATCTCGTATGCGTTGTTGTCCACGATGCATGGCTGATATGCCGTTGACTCGGGGATGTGAATTGGACAACCATCCTCATCAATGAGTGGGATGCCATCCTCTGTGGTGACGTAGGTGACAATTTTGAGGAAGGTCTGCGGTGATGTGACCAGCTCCTCGAAATAGGTCGCCATGTTCTGCGTCATCCAGTTCGTGTTGAGGTCGATGCGCTTGGTGATGTTGGTGTTGAATGTTCTGAATCCGAACTCCTCGGTTTTGTACGTCCACTCATCCAAGGCGTTGACGTAGCCAGCGACATCTTGGTTGAATATCTCACGAGTCACTTCACCACGCTCGTAGCTCTTGAGTTGGAAAGCGAATGATGACCATGAGCCTAATCGGTCCAGGAACAACACATGATACTCGGAGATGAGCACTCGTCTGTCGAGGTAGATTCTGTATTTCACAGAGTCTTGGATTTGCAATGTGGTGCCGTTATTGAACCACACATCATACCACTCAACGGTGTTGTCTATGAGGTCTCCTGTGCCCACCAAGATTCCATAGTTGTTCGGACCCACTGGCACCTGAAGGATGTCAGCACTCGAGATAACTGCCTTGTAGAACACAGCACCATTCGAGTTCTCGAAGTAGATGCGGTCAGTGCCTTTCGGATTCTGGAGGTTGAGATATAAGTCTTGACCCAATGTGCAGTAAAAGTCTGCCGTTGGTTGGTTGGTCAGCCACAATGCAGTGGGTGTGTTGAGCTTGTAGTCGAGCTTGTCATACGTTGTCCAGTCCAACCATCTGAACGCTCCATTGAATACGCCATAATCTTCGAAGAGAGTGATGTCCCTGGTGATGATCTTGCGCTTGTCAGCATAACTCACCGAGCCATCGATTGTTGCGCTCGTGATCGTGGACCAGTTGACATTGACCACGAATGCCGAGCCCGTTGCGCTGACCACGGTGTGCAGTCCTTCGAGCTGTGGGTTCGCCACTCCACCATCAGCTTGTGTGATGATGACCTGGTCTCCAGCAGCGAATGAGTTGGTGACGTTTATCTGCACGCTACCACTCGCATCAGTGAGGCTACTCGTGTAGGCTACCTCATAGACGTACTCCTCACCGACCTTGACATCGTATGCGTAGAATGAATTCGGTGCGCCATAGTTGGATGTGAGCTCTGTATCGAGGTCCCAGCTCACTTGATTCTGGAGCAGCTTGGATAGGTCCTCCTCTCCATAGCCCGTGCCATAGGTTGGGAGCACCTTGTACTCCGCTATCTTGGTTGCCGTTCCAGCAGCGTAGACATCAAAGATGTATCGAAAGCCAGCCAAGTTTTTGTTGGTGGAATCGATGATGAACTTGAGTGGGTTATATGCCGGACTAAACGTCTGAGGCTTCGCTATCGTTGTCTGCGCCATTCTCTTTGAGTTTCTCTATGAACTGCAATAACGGCAGACCATACTTGGTTGGCAATTCATTGGCGAATTCTACCAATGCCTTTACATTCTCTTCAGTGAGCTGAATCATAATCTTAAATTAAAGTTACGCCAATAGCGGCTGCAACGACTTGGTTAACGTAGTTGTTGTCAGTTCCCCAAGCTGCGAATTGTTCTTCGGTTAGCGTGTAGTTGTCATCTGCTACTACTTTTCCGTCTTCAGTTAGGAGCTGCCAATACGTTGTGCAAGTGGTTGCCTCGGTTGTAAAGTTAAGAACTAAAACGGACATTTGCGTTGCCGTTCCTGCGTTTAGTGGGTATACAACTGGTTCAATTGCTACTCCTTGTGTTGGTTGTGTTTTCATATTTTTATTATTAAACTATTTTTAATGTTCCTCCGTCATTCCATACGTCGCCTGCTGAAAGTCCTGCGCTTGAGGTTGGTAGGTTTGCAGCGTTAATTGTTCCCCTTAAGAATGTTTTTGTTATTGAGGTATTACCTAAGACTACCGTGTTATTTCCTAATCCTAAAGCATCATATCCGATTACTACTTCATTGGTTGCGCCACTTGCACTTGCTCGTGTTTGATAACCTAAATAAATAGAGTTTGAAGAGGTTTGATTGTTTGCTGTGCCACTTCCTGCATAAGTTCCAGCCCTTTGTCCTATTGCGGTATTCCTTGCGCCTGTTGTATTCCTTAGCATTGATTCGTCACCAAGTGAAGTATTGCCTGTTCCTGTTGTGTTGAATACTAAAGAACTAACCCCTATTGCAATGTTTTGACCACCTGTTGTATTTGTGTACAAAGATTGATAACCAATGGCAACATTTTGCAAACCTGTTGTATTTGAAAATAGACCTTGAAAACCTAAAACCGTATTTGTAGCGATTTGACCTGCGCCAAGACCAACAGTAAGCGTGTTAACCCTCGCAGTCCCGTTAACGTCAAGTCTAAAGCCTGCGTCTGTGGTGGTGTTGATGAGGACGTTGCCGTTTGAGTTTGGAGATATTACGTTCTGCCAATTAGTCCCGTTGTATAGGCTTAATAAGTTATTCGTGTTTTGATAGACTACTAATCCTGCAGCAGGCGAAGCGATTGCATCACGTTGCGTTGTTGTCATTCGTGGGGGAAGGAAGCCTTGAGTTGTGCTATTAACTATAAGTCTGGCAGATGCTACATCCAATGTATTACCTATGCAAAGATTGCCCGTATCAAATAAAGTCATCCTGACGGTTTGCGAAGATAGTGCGGTATTTGAAGCTAAAAATTCAATACCTGAAAACCCTCCAAGCCTTAATGCGCTCCCACTTCTATAAAGACCAACGGTTGAATTTTGAAAATTTAATTCAACTCCAGCTCCCGTTCCAATGGTCGTATTCCCCTGCACCCTCGCAGTACCATTGACGTCTAAACGGAAGCCTGCGTCTGTGGTGGTGTTGATGAGGACGTTGCCATTTCCTTGAATCCGCATTCTCTGCGTGTTGCTTGTTCCAAAGATTAAAGGACCTACTTCTAAATTATACAAATATATTTCACCAAATGAATAACCTAATAAAGCACCATCATTTGCAGTAGTACCTGAATTATTGTTTTGAAGCCGTAAATGTACATCAGCAGTACCTCCATTTATTACAAGCCCTCTATTTGCTCCTAATGGTGTTGCAACATCGCTTGTTCCTAATCCTAAACTTTCTTTGACTAAATCAAAAAATAAAGACGAACTCTGCTGCAACACATTCCCCGTACCTTGAAACAATACTCTTCCTATTGTACCAGAAGCTATCGGTGTAGTGCCTATGGTTAAGCCTGTTGCAATGGTGAACGTTCTGTCAGCCGATAGGTCTTGGGTTACTCCGTTTATTGTTAGCGTGCGAGACGTGGGGACTTTCCCATTCAATGCCGTGTTGAGGTCGGTCTGTGCTGACAACGTGCCGCCAATATCACCCCATTCAATCGTGGTAGGTGGTATCGCATCAATGAGTTCTTGACCAGTAATAGATCGTGTGACGTAGCTTCCACTCTCAATGGTGGAGACTTCGATGAGGTCGGTTGCTTCCAGGTCGGCTCCCTTCGGAGTCATCTGGGATATCTTCTGTGTTCTAAATGCCATGCTTATATTGCAGAAAGCGAGCCAAATGTTTAGAAGGCGAAATACGAGTCATCGGTGTAGTACTCCTGGCGGATGTGCGTGGCAGCGTAGCGGATGGCATCCATGGCATCATCGAAGAGCTTCACTGGTGTGTCATCAATCATATCGCCAATCTTTTTCCATTTGTAGTTTTCGTATTCTTTCTTTAGTTGAGGATTGTCCTCACAAAATACTCCGAAGGTCTTGATGTTGTCGATGCCCTTCTTGACTGACTTATCAGCGTTCTGAACATCGAAGCCAGCGTTGTTCATCTCGGCAATGATTTCGGGTCTGGCATAGTCAGCCACGATGGTCACATTCTTTTCGACATCCATCTGCTGCATCTTCTCAATGAGGTTGGTGGTGGTCAGGTAGCTCTCGTATATCACCGGCTCGATGTAGATGTCATTGTCGCACCAGTAGACCCTCACCAGGGCAGTCGGGTGATTGTACCCAAAATCGCATCCGTATACGAAATTGACGAACCTTGCCGGGCGATGCTTGACGAATGTCCAATTCGAGTAGATGTTGCTCTTGCTGATGGCTTTCTCTCCGAGCGCATAGATTTGATACAAGGCTTCATCGGTTCGCTTGAGGTCCTCAATCTGTCGCTTGATGCTGTCTGGCAAGAATGGGTTGTCCTTATACGTTGA